AGCCCTCCATCTCGCTGTCGTATTCCTCGGCCATCTTCTGCATGCCTTCTTTGTCCATGGGTCCGGCCATCTCTTTCTTGTCCTCCTTGGACTCGTACTCGGCGGGCATGCCGTTCACGCTGCGGATCTCGACATAGGCTTCTCCGTTGTCGAGCTTCTTGAGAACGCCACGAACGTCGTCCAACAGAACCTCGTCACCGACCTCGGGCATGGCACCTTGTCCATCCTCGGTATCGGTGGATAGAGCCTCGACAGGAATCGAAATCATGGGCGCATTGTTGTCGGCATCTTCGCATCCGCAAGCGGAATGAGAAGAAGGGGCACCACCGATTTCTCGATGATGCCCCTTTGGGCCGACGGCGATCACCATGATGGTGGCCGTCTTGGGTTTCATTACAGCGTGGTCGAGGTCTTCGTGCGATGCACCAGGTACCAGACCGGGTTGCCGGTCGAGCCGGTGTTACCGGCGGCCAGACGCAGGGTGGCGAAGTAGAGCTTCACGCCGACCGTGACGAGCTGGTTCAGCGGATCGCTCTTGTCCGGGGTATCGGTGATCACGATCTTCGGGGAGAGCGGATCATCACCGGTCAGAGCGGGGATACCGAACGCCTCATTGCCGAAGAAGAAGGACGCGATGATGTCCTTGCTGACAGCCAGACCGCCACCAGCAGCGGTAGCCTGATAGACGAACTCATCGGCAGCAGTACCGGAGCCGGTGCTGACGAACGAGTTGGTCTGGTTGACCACGCGGCAACCGTAGATGGAGCCGACCTCGCCCTTGTAGAACGGCTGGCCCTTGTTGCCGTAGTTGGAGGCGTTGAGCCAGTCGCTGTCGCGCATCAGGTCGCGGGCGACACGGGGGTCCGTGGCGAGGACGTAGCCGCCGTTGATGAGCGGGGCGCGGTTGCGCTTGAGGCGGGTCATCGAGTCGAGGACAGCGGACGCCGTCATCGTGGTGTTGGCGGCGGTCGTGTCGCTGTTCAGCGCAGAGAAGGTCTGCGTGGTGAGCGTAGCGGGATTACCGTACACCTTGATACCGCCGGAACCGGCGGCGGTGTTGCAGGCATCCGAGTTGTCGAAGGTGCCACCACCCTCGGCGGCGGAACCGATGGAGGAACCGCTGGACGTGAGGTTGGAGCCGATCAGGGTGTTACGAATCACCGAGTCAACCCAGAGGGCCATGTCCAGACCGCTGGTCTTGGTGGCCTGCTGCAAGCTGTTGAACAGGTCGGTGGCGCGGAGGATGTCGGTGAGACCGATGACCTGACCGTACTGCGCCAGGCTCTTGTCGAGCTTGTTCAGCGCGAGAGCGCGGTAGTTGGCCGAGCTGATGGCGGTGCCTTCTCCCAAAGACTGAACGCCGCCGATGCTCGGGGGTCCGAAGCGGAACATGCTGATGGCCTTGTTGCCGTTGTTCTTCGGGATCGGAGCCTTCATGGAGAACTGGTCGAGGATCGTCTCCTGCTGGACGATGCTGAGCAGCTCCTTGCTGAAGTAGTTCTGGAACTGGTTGGTGAGCGTGGTTGAGGTCGTGACTGGCATATTGTAGTTGTGGTTGTGCTATCAGGCTGCTTCCCGGTCGAACTCTCGTGACGCCCGCATGAGCGCCTCCCTCTGCTCCTTGAGGGATAGCTTGGAGAAATCATTCTCCTGAGCCTTGAGTGTTCCTGCCGGGATGCTCTTCCCGATGGCTGTTTTCTGCTGGAGCTTTTCGAGTTGTGCCTTGAGCGATTTGTTCTCCGTTTCCAGAGAACCGGCTCTTTCGGCGGACTGTTGGAGCTTCACGATCTCGACCGCGTGAACGAGACCATCGGGCACCTGGGTGAGGAGCGGGAACTTCTGGAGTAGGCCAACGGTGCGCTTGTACGCATCGCTGTTCTGATCCTTCATCCAAGTCTCCTTCTCGGAGATCCTGTTGAAGTTGTCAGCCCACGCCTTCTGGAACTGCTCGCTCTGGGCCTTCTGAGCCCTTTCCCCAGCCAGCTTCCGCACACCCTCGGCTTTCGCCCGTGCCGCCTTCGCCAACTGGGTATCTCCATCGGCATCGAACTCCTTGGCCGCAGCCTCGTAATCCTCTGCCGTGTAACCCTTGTCATCCCGAACGGAGTTGACCTCCTGAACCTTGGATTCCTCCCGGTTCTTGGCCCACTCCTCCCGTTCGCGCTTGATCGCCTCGCGCTCGGCCTTGAGGGCCTCCTTCTCGGCGTTGATCGATTCCCAGGTCTTCGCCTTGCGGGCGTTCTCCTGGGCGAACTTGCTGCTCTTCTTCTCCGCTGCCGGAGCTTCGACGGACTCCTTGCTTGGTTCCTTCTCAAGCGCCTGCTCTTTGCCGGCGGGAGCCTCTGGAGAGGACTTCCCTGACTCAGTCGGCTGCTCCGTTTCCTGTTGGTTCGGTTCAGCCGTATTCTTCTGGCTGTCGATATCGACGCCGGAATCGTAGGCGCTGGCCAAGGCCAGCATGTTGTCCGCGCTCAGTTCTTCTGCCATGTGCTTTTGACTCGTTTGTTGATCCGCACAGACCAACAACCGCAACTTTGATCCTATGTGTTCGTGACAGAATCCGGATCAGTATCCTGTCCCGTAATTGATTCCTGATCGGCCATCACTTCGATGACCTTCACAAGACTGGCCTGACCCATTGCAAAGCCCGCCGAGTATTGCAAATGGTTTCGGTCCGTAATCGCAGAAGCGTTCTGCATGAGAACAGTGTTCAGGAGTGCGTCCTTGAACTTCTTCCCGACCTCGGACCGCAGGAAATTGTTGAGTGCAATCGCTTCTTCCTTGCCCCACGGAAGAGGGTCCACCCACTTCTGATGGCGCGAGAAGCTCCAAGCGGCTTTGAGCCGGCCAATGAGGGTGATCACTTGGCCTTCCTCTTGCCTGCGGCGGCGCGGCGCATGAACTCTGCGGCCCCGAGTTTCTTGCGACCGATCCACGCGGCGAGGGCCTTGGGATCATCGGCCCCTTCCTTACGGAGTTCGCTAGCCAGTTTGCTGAACTTGGATTTCTTTTTCATGTTGGAAATGGGTTAGCCCACGGAAACCAGTTTGAACTCCCACGGCCGGAACACCACGATGACGCTCGGAAACGGCGCTGGGGCGGTTGCGTCCCCAAACTTGAGCCTCCCCCGCAGGAACCGAATCTCTCCCTTCATCGCATAGCGGTGCCACCAGTTAGTGTCCGTGCGGGCCGGAACAAGGCACACAACCGTCGCACCTCGCTGCGATGCTTCGTATGCCTTCGCCATCCACGCTTCGCACTCTCTGTATGGCGGGTTCATAAATACCGACTCGGTTCCCCAATTTTTAGCGAGCCCGCTGTCGTCCTCCGTGAAAAACCGCTCGCACTTTGCGTTTGTCCCATCGGTGCATGGGTCAAGAGTGAATCCGAACTCCTTGTTTAGCGAATCGAAAAGCCACTGCGGCGTGCTCCACACGTCAGTCTGTGTTTTTCCTCCGGCCGGGAGCAGGATGGACGCCGCAAGTGGGCTAACCACGCGATGCAGCGGACCCGCTAGAGCGTCGGTTGATTTGTTCATGGTCATAGGTCGCGGGCCGCTGATCGCTGGCGTTAGCCCTCCCCTCCGCTGAAGAGCGGTGATTCCTGGATCTCGTTGAGGTCGGCCACAACCGGCTTCTTGCGCTGGAACCGGATCTTCGGCGGCACACCTTCCTCCAGCTTCTGCATGAGGATCGGCTCCGGCTCCGGTTCCTTGGGCGTGGTGGGCGCGATATTGATTTCGACGTGAGGTATCATGGCTTTCTTGGCCTCGAACTCGCCGCACCAGTCGTTGGCATTGAGGGTTGGCCAGCAACTGGGTCTTCCAGCAGGCGGGAATCTGCGGCAGGTTCCGTCCACACAATAGAACCGACAATCCTTACAGGTCACGGTGATCATCATCCTTGCATCATCGGCTGCTCAGCCACAGGAGCGGGGGGTTGCGAGGGAACGAGCATGCCCGTGCTCTCGAAGAACTTCTGGATCTCCTTCCGCAGCTTCCGCGCCTCGTTCGTCGCCACCTGCTCATACCCCTGCAACAGGCTGTCGATCCGCTGCATGAACGCATTCTTGCTCACCGGGCTCAACTGCTGGCCCTGCTGCATCGCGCCATTCAGGTACTGCATCAGCACCCCGATCCGGCCCGCAAAGTTCTGGCCCGGCTTCGCGGGGACCGGGATACCAACCAGCAGCGTCGGGATCGTCTTGGTCTCGTCCTCCAGTTCGTCCGCCGCCTTCTGGCCCGGATCCCGGAGCAGCCGCTTCACCAGGCTCGGGTCGTCCAGCTCCATGATGCTCTTGTCCAGTTCCACCTGATCCACCCAGGGCGAGTTCATGAACAACTGCTTCCGGTTGATGGCCTGCTGGATCATCATCTGCCGGCTCACCATGTCCATGCCGCCCTTCGGCTCCAGCTCATACTGATCGTGCAGCGCCACCGGGTCCGCCTCGAGCGAATCCTCCGCGAACCGATAGCGAAGGCTTTGGCTATCGTACTGCACGTACAAGCCCCACGCCTGCCGGTACAGCTTGCCCAGCGCCATGCGGAACAGCCGCGCCCTCAGATCCCCGCTCTGCATCGCCTGCGCGTTGATGCTCTGGATCTCGGTCGCGGTTCTGCGATCGCTCCCGCCGCTCATCACGCTGGCCATCCCGTAATCCGGGCTCCCGATCCGGTTCTCCGCCACCG